TTATGTTTTTGTCTTCACTACATCGGCTCTCGTTTTATGAACTGCCCCTCGAGGATGCTGAGTCGGTGCATAAATCGAAGATACTTTTAACGGTACATTCCCCACATTGATAACGTTGTACCATGTCCCTGACGGGATAATGATGGCATCGCTTGATCCAGCCCTCTTTTGAAAACCCAGGTTGTCTTTTGGGTTTCCAATTCTTACAAGCCCTCTCCCCTGTTCGATGCGGATAAACTGATCAACTGATGGGTGGACTTCAAGGCCAATATCTTCCCCGACATTTATACTCAACAATGTAAGCTGCAGGTGATTTCCTGTCCATAAGGCGGTGCGAAATGTTTCATTTTGTTTGGTCGCTTCTTCGATATTTACAACAATAGGTATGGGGACATAATCCTTTAATTCTTCATCAGGCAAGCTTTTCTGCCCCTTCCTCCATTGATTTTATTCTATTATATGAATTCACATCGAACAAAATGCCGCATAAAAAGCGATTTTCTTTCCCTTTATTTACAACTACACGATTAGTTTAAGTTAATTTTATTCGTCTCTTTGAAATTTTCGCTTACTCTGAAATAGTACTGTGACAAAACATTCTCCATATACTATTATTGGAGAATTTCTTTGCACTGCATATAAATCCACAGTACAAACTGCGCAGGCGATGAGCCAATCAGGTTTGTGGGGCTGGCCAGAAATTGCAGGAAAAGTATGGCAAGAACCAACTGACGCCTCAGAAGAAACAAAGTTTCATCCTCAAAGCACTTCGTACGATCTGTGAACCCATGTTTCTGCTTCTGCTGATTGCCGCAACGATTTATTTTTTCCTGGGTGAACCGCGCGACGGTGCCATCATGCTTTTTGTTCTGATCTGCGTTTTTACGTATTTTGACTTGTCCGACCATACCTTCACTGCACGGATCACCGAAAGCATTCTGTCCGGAGTAACGCTGGCGATGGCGATGATTCCGGAAGAATTTCCCGTTATCCTTATGGTCTTTCTCTCCATGGGTGCCTAAAGTCGTTGTAAACCTCCGTCGCGTTTTGATTTGGCTTTTTGCCGAACAATACCCAGCGCCGCCGCCACCGAACACCTCAATATATCTGCAGTAATCCTTGGGAAAGAGCCGGTATATAACCTTAACCAGCTGCTGGCGATTGTAGGCACTGTATTCGGGCTGTTAACGTTACTCGGCGTGGTTAATGACCCGACCACTGCGGGCGTATCGGACAGCGATAAGGCGCTGGGATATGAGCAGCCGAAGCAGTAATTTAATATAAGCATAAAAAAATCTCCCGGAATCCAATTAAGGAAACCGGGGGATTTTTTGTGCCTATTTTCAAAAAAATTTCGCACTGACCTCCCCGGCAGGTGTCAGTGCAGAACCAATTTTGACTTGTCCCTGACTTGTACGTTTGAAATTTTTGAGCCTTTTTGAACATTTTTGAACGTAAAACTTAAAAATATTTTTATATAGCAAAATCCTCGGAAGCCGCATGTTTACTGGGCTTCCGAGGATTTTTTCTTTGGAGCAGAAGACGGGAATCGAATTATTAATCAGACTGTTTTTTATCAATTCTTTCGCTTCAGAAGTGCTTAAGCCGCGCGAAATCACTGGCTTATTTTGTTTTTATAATTTTTCGTTTTCCAACGTTCCTGAAATTCTAAAGGGTATTTTAAAGGGTAAATTTTAAGGGTATTGGCAAATGGTTAGACCGGAACCATAAGAGCAGCTAGCTAACAAAGGACCCCCTGAAGCAATCACTTCCGACGGTTCACTTTTTGATATTATGCATGACCACATATCGTCATGTTTTATCTACATTCATGCGGATTCGAGGATTATCAATTCTGTATAAGTCCTATAATTACACTCGGGTCAAAAGAAACCGCTTAGGAATGCAATCTAAGCGGTATTTTTATGCCTTTTGACCACTAAAGGGTTGTGGTGGAAAGGGGATGTGTTTTGACTCGGAGTCAAGAGACCGTGAGTTCAAGTAACTTTGTGCATGTGCACAAGGGTAGGTTTTACTTAAAAATGAGTAAAATCCTAAAACCTGCTCATTTTGAACAAAAGGAAAAAGGGTGTCGGAAATTCCGATGTCCTTTTAATTTTAGCTTTTTTTTAATAATCACAGCTTGTAATTCTACCATCTTCACTTGTGGTAATGTGTAATACTCCGTTAATTCCCTGCACGTTTATAGGGTTGCTGGATGGACGATACAAACCATCCGATGGCAGCACATTCCTGCCGTTAACTGTAACGCCATCAGAATTGATTTCTAATCGACTATTACTGGCAGACAGCACAATTCTTGTTCCGTTGCCTGCCAGCGAAATGTTTGCCTCACCTTCGCCATTAATCCCTTGCGTCTGGATTGACAGCGAATTCCCGCTTCCCGGTACTGGAATTTGCAGGCCGCTATGATATGTACTGCCGCTGCCATCTGGAATACCTGTATAGATATTCACATATCGCTTTGCCATTAAGCTAAAATCATTGTTTCCGTATGAGCCTATAATTCCGCATGGTGTGCCTTTTGTGCTGATTTCCATGCCGTCCATGCTGTATCCAAAGAGATCCTGACCGCCCATTGTAGCACTGAAACTGCTGCCCTTGCCTATCAGCTTTGTAACTGCAGCTTCTCCAGTATCCAAATCAAAGTAGATGCTGTCATCCGCAGATTTCAGCCGTCCTGCCGTAATATCACCAGCGACAATTTGCAGAGCATATATAAATTTTCCCAAGATGTGGCCATCCATTGTAATGGCGGTTTCATACGGACCGTTTATGCCGTTGCTGCTGTACCCGAATCCATTGATATTCCACCGCCAAACGTGCACGGCGGTGTTAATGTCTTCCGTGTCCATAATCAGGATTTCCTGCGGCTTTTTATCTGCGTCCGTTTTAATGACAACGTGCCCTCCCTTAGCACCGGTAATCAAGCCTGTAGCTTTGCTGACCGCGCCATCAATCAGGGATTGTACCGACTGCGGCACTTTTGCAATCTGCTGCTGCAACTGTGTGTAACTGTCTACAAAATTACTTTTTGCGTCTCCCAACTCTGCTTCATCCACACGCTCTTGCAGCACATTGTAGGTGATTTTGTTGACGCGCGCTTTTGCATCCACGCCTAGCCGGTCAAAACGCACGGTCACGGTGTCGCACAGATTCACACGTTCCAGCAGTGGGTTTCCCGCGTATTCCGGCAGCATCCAAAGTGGCACATACTTAATGGTAAGTGACACTTTCGGTACACCTACATCATTGTTTTTTATGTACTGCTCTGCATACTCTTTCAGCTTATCTTCTGAAATGGCTGGCTGTGAATCACCGTCACTTTTAAACTTGTCTGAAAAATCGACAAGTAGTGCTTTTGGGCGGGCAAATTTATCCGCATTCGGGGCGTTGACGTATTTGCCGGACAAGTAGTGGTATGCGTCCACACCGTCGCTGCTGGTCTTGACGTATGGCACGACGCAGGTATAGGTGCTGTCAATAGTTTCGTCCTGTGTCAGGTCAGTGAGATTCTTGCCGTACTCCACCGTTACCCCGTTATCGCGCCCACGGTGGGCGTGCAGTATAACCGTGTAATTATCCCATTCGTATTCGCCGCCGAACGTGTCCAGAACAGATCCATCCGTGCCACCCATAATTTCACGGACGTTATGCGGCCCCGCAAATTTTACCGCATTGCTTCCGGTAATATCAGATACAACCTCAAATTTGTGACTGAATGTGGCTTTGCTGAACAAATCCTGCAAAACCGTTCCGGCAGAACCGGAGCAGTTAAAATCCAGTACTGGATTTCCGGCCAGTTCATAACTGATATGTTCCGCGTACACTGTGATTATCTGGTTTAGCGGTTTCGTAATGTGGTAAATCCGAAACAACTGTGGATTAGCGGTGTCGTTTGGCTTTGCTTTGATGATGCACTGGTTTTTAATGCTGTCATACAGCTGACCGCCTACCGGATAAGTCATTTCCAATTCATAGGGGCCATTGCGCTCCTCGGTCACCGTACAGGTGAGCACATCTGTTAAGCATCCCAACCCGTCAGAATCAAATTCATTGGTATCCAGTTTGTATAAAATAGGTATCATAGTGTACACCACCTCGGAGTTATCATAACATTGTCACATCCTGAATAGCGAATCCCGCAATCACCGGGCGGCAGTTCTGGATAGCCATCACCATGCTTGCTTCCAGAAAGATTTTGCGTACCCTTGTAAATCTGCATCCGTTCGCTGTCAATAGTGGCATTTCCATCAACAGCAATCGTCCATGACCGGTCACCGACTTCAAGTGTGGCTGTTCCGTTCCCTAGAATTTCAATTAACGGTTTCGCTGTGAATGGGAATGGATTGTTTAAAACAGTGCCACTTTGTACTGTTTGCGGTTCCATGCCCCTTATGGAATAAGCAAAAGGTTTGCAGTCAAAGGAAAGTGTCTGTTTTAAAATGGTGTTTGCTTCTGCATTAGCATTAAACTCACCTTTAAAACGTCCATACCGAACAAAAAGTGTATCATAAGTGTCCCATAGTGGACGGTATACGCCCGGTTGACTTTGCAGCCATCCTTTTATAGAATGTGCCCATGCGTATTGACTGGAATATTTGCATACATGAGGATTTATGTAGTTGTTGGCAGGGGACATATAAGACCATGTATCATAAGATACAGTAACATTCTTAAAATAGCCTTTGTCGATTAATAGGGAGCCATCCCGTCCGGGGATGCTTACCTCTTCAACGTCACGCTCTGCACCGCTTATCTGTGGCGGTGCTTCAATAACAATCCCATAATTGTAGGACGGTTCACCCCCAAAATTGAAACTATTGATAATTCCGTCAAACCACCGATGTGTAATTTCCATATGCTGCCGCCCTTCTGCGCTGTAAAAAATCTAATTCTTCGCCTATTTGCTGTGCTGTACGCTTTGGATTGTTGATGTCCTGTGCATACACATTAATGTTGTACTGTGGCTGCACAGTGGCAGCAGTTGACTGCGTATTCTGTGCGGGGCTTCCCGCATAATACCCGGTCCCAATATTTGCAGTTACTGGTACATTTGCCGTAAGGCCGTTAATGGACTGGTGCAGACTGTCTGACATGGTGCTTGTTACGCTCTGCATATTGTTTGCAAAGCCCTGCCCGATACCCAGCACCATGTTTTTACCGACAACGTCAGCCATTACGCGGGACGGAGAGTGGATACCCAAGGCACTTTTGATGCCATTTACGATGCCATTGCAGAATCCAGTAATCTGATTCCATAGCCAACCTGCTGCACCACTGATACCGTTCCAAATTCCGGTAACAATGTTTCTGCCGATGTCCAGCATTTTACCGGGTATGGACTGGAAAAAACCCACAATGCTGCTGACAATGCGTGGAAAATTAGATGCAATAAATGAACCCATGTTTCCAATCCATGTTCCGATGTTGGTTACAATCTTGCAGAGTTCAGTCCAAATCCTCCCCGGAAGCTGCTGGAAGAACGAAACAACTGATTGAACGAAACGTGGGAAATTAGAAGCAACATAGGAAATGCAGTTGCCGCCCCATGTCGTAACTTTTGTAAACGCCTGTACAAGGAAATTCCATATCTTTCCCGGAAGCTGACTAAAGAATGTGCCAATATTATTTATCAGCTGCGGAATTGCTTGACCAGCCCACGCGATTGCATCCGCACCAAATTTAATCAGTTTGCCGATTGCAAATCCCAATGCATAGCCGATATTTTCAGGCAGCTTCATAAACCACGTTTTCAAATTATTGAGAAAATTCGGAATGCCCTGCGTAAAGAATGTTACAATGCTATTCCAAAAACTTTGAAGCGCAGTTGTGATTGTAGTCCACAAACCGGAAAAGAACTGCGGAAGCGTTTGAAAAAACGTAACAACCGACTTGACCGCATTGACAATGCCATGGAATATTGTCCCGAAAAATGTGCCAATCGTACTGAAGAAAGCTTTAATGCCGTTCCAGATGTTTATAACGGCGGTACGGAATCCAGTATTTGTATCCCACAAGTGCTTTATTGCAACTACAGCTACACCAATAATTGCGATTACCGCACCAACTGGATTCATCAGCATCCCCACCACTTTTACGATTGAACCTATTGCCGTTATCATCTTTCCGGCTATTAGCAGCGCAGGCCCCACCGCTGCAACCACGGCTGCTATTTTCACAATTTGCTGCTGTTGCCCTGCTGAAAGTGCAGAAAACTTATCTACCAACTTCCCAATGAGAGTAGCGATTTTTGTAATTGTGGGCGCTAATGCGGTTTGAATTTTAATAGCGGCTGTTTCTAATGAACCTTTCATCTGCTCGATTGCGCCTTTTGTATTGCCTTGCATTGTAGTAGCCATCTGCTGCGCTGCGCCATTGGAGTTTTTTAGTGCAGATGTTAATTGATTAAGGTTGCCACTCCCATCTTTGAGTAATACTTGCATTCCACTCAAAGCATCTGTACCCATAATGGTTGCAATCTTCTGGTCGCGTTGCTGGTCTGTCAACCCTTTTGTTTTTGTACCCAACTCTTGTATAATTGTTGACAATGATTTCATTTTGCCAGATGAATCATAAGCAGAAAACCCAATACTGCTCATTGCGTCCGCTGCCGTACTGGATGGATTCATAAGATTTGTTAATGCGCCGCGCAAAGTAGTACCTGCCTGTTCGCCTTTGATACCGGAGTCAGCCATTTCACCAATTGCAGCGGTAACTTGTTCTAAACTCCATCCTGCATTCTGCGCAACAGGTGCAATGTACTTCATGGCTGCACCTGTATCCGCAACAGCGGCATTTGTCTTAGCAGCATTTTGTGCTAACACGTCTGCAACGTGTCCTGCATCACTAGCAGCCAAGCCAAAACCTCTTAAAGTAGATGCAGCAATATCAGATGATGTCGCTAAATCTTCTCCACTGGACGCTGCAAGGTTAAGCATGCCCGGCATTGCTTCCATAATTTCTTTTGTGGAAAATCCTGCGGATGCAAGGTTTTCCATGCCTTGTGCAACTTCACCCGCACTATAAGCTGTGCTCTGCCCTAAATCAAGCGCTTGCTGTCTTAATTTATCAAAGTCACTGCCTGTTGCACCACTGATCGCTTTAACTCTGCTCATTTGTGCTTCAAAGTTGTCGCCTACTGTAACGGCGGCTGTACCAATAGCAAGAACAGAACCAGTAACAGGCAAAAGTTTTTCACCCATGCCGCTGATTTTATCACCGGTATTTTTAACTTTTTCACCTGCAAGCTGAAACTTTTGCCCTGCAACAGAGCCAAACTCGCTCGCCTGCTTTTTCAGACTTTTTAGCTTATCCTCGGTTTGCTCAATTTCACGCTCAAAGGCACGGTACTTTTCTTCCCCAAGGTTTCCGCTTTCAAACTGCTGCTTTACCTGCGACTCCACAGATTTCAGCTGTTCAAGCTTTTGCTTAGTTGCGTCAATGGATTCTTTCAGAACCTTTTGCTTTTGCGCAAGCAGTTCCGTGCTACCGGGGTTAAACTTCAACTGCGTGTTAATCTGCTTCAGCTCACTTTGCAGACTGTAAGTTTCTTTGTTGACATCTTTCATAGCCGTTGAAAGCTTCGTGGTGTCGCCGCCAATTTCAACGGTAATGCCCTTTATGTTATTTGCCATAAATTCTATCATCTCTGCTTTCATTCAAAATAAGGCTGTCTCCAACTACAGGAGCCAGCCCTATCAATCCATTATTTCTGCCCGAACAGTTTGCGAAGTGTTTCTCTGTCCGGCTCTGTCTGCTGCTGCACCCAGCAGCGTTCCAGCCAGTCACGGCCATCCTCTGTCATAGACGCATTGTAAATCACAGCATCCCGCAGATACAGCCAAAACACAAATACATTCAGCTTGTCAAGCTGTGCAAAATTCATGCCGGTAAACCGCTGCACAAGCTTTCTGTCCAGAGTGGATATGCTGTAATGCCCCTCCGCTTCGTTTACGTCCCCATGGCAAGAGGGAGGGGCTAATTCTTTTTTGTGTCAGCCATCCAAGTAAAAAATGCGTCAAGCAAACCGTTCAGTTCGTCAAAATCCATTGCTTCAATGTATTCCCGCGGAATTTTAAAACCAGCTTTGTTGCTGTCAAGCAGCTTTTCCACAGATTCCCGCAGGGCTTTAATTACGTCTTTTTCACTGTCTGCGTTACCAACACCGTTTACGGACTCCATCAAATCTTCCATGACTTTCAGCTTCGGCGGCTTGACTTCAACCGTTGTGGTGTGGTCTTGCCCATCCTCATCTGTAACGTGCAATTTCACCGAAAAATAACGGCGCTTAATTGCGGATACGTCATACATAATCAAGCACCTACCTTAGTTTCGGTAGTTGCGGCTGTAGTGGTAGGCAGCGTTTCATCATAAATAATTAGCGTACCTTCGCCATCGCTCGGCTGTGCCTTTACCTCAATGTCCATGTTTCCGGAATCGTCAGCCTTAAAGCCCAGTTTGAAGCCGCCGGACTGCGTACCAACCACTGTCAGACGAACATCTCCATACTGTGCATCTTTGTGAACGAATCGAAACAGGTACAAAGTGTTGTCCACATTGCCAAGGCCGCCAATTTTTACAACGCGGTGCCCGGGCTTTGTGGATTCATCCACACGGGCAGTCGGGGCAAATTTTTTGAAGTCGAAGCTGCTCCACGCAATCATGGAAGCTTTCAGCGTGGCTTCTTCGGCCGTTACAGCGTCGCGCACATATACGCCCAAATCATCCTTGAACTCTTTGATGGTCGGCTTGTACTCGCATTCAGCACCTTTTTCAATGCCGCCCATCAGATTATCTGCCGTTTCGATAACAGAATCTTCCGGGACTTTTCCCGATGTAAATGCAACTGCGTAAAGCTTGCCGCTTCCCAGCGGGATATGAATATTTTTATTGTCAGCCATAGTTAAACCCTCTCATTAATTTCAAAGCTGTATATTGTTTCAAACATTGCTTCATTCGAAAGCCATATTTGTTCACGGCGGTATTTCACAGCCGCATCATTCAGCAGTTTTTCAAGTGCTTCTCCGTATTCACTGCTGTCTGAATAACGTTCCACAGTAACCGAATGCTTGTACAGACTGTTTTTTAAGTCCTCGCCGCCTGCTGTTGTGTTATCGAAATAACAGATATATGGAAGCAGCGGTGCATCATCCGGTAGGAAGCAGGTCTTTGCAACTGGTTCCCCCGTCTGCTCCAGCCATGCCTGAATATCAAGCATTTTCAATCACTTCTCTTATACGCTTTTCAACTGCCGCGTTTGCTTTTTCCTCATTCGGCTTAATATGTACAATGGCTTCAACCCGCCCGCCATTGCGCTTGGCATGCCCATTTTCCAGCAGGTGCGTCAGCTGATAGTCAGTAGAATTGTGCACAGTACAGGTCACAGAAAGCGGCGTTTCAGCCGTTTGCACTTTCCAGCCGCGCTTATACTTTCCGCCGCCCTTTTTCCGAACCGGGCTGTCTGCCTTAATGCCCTCGCAACACTCCGCTGCGGTTGCTTTGACAGCTGCTTTGGTACCGTCAATTACTTTATCGGTATAGCCTGCCAGTACTGCCGAAATGGTCGCTCCCAGATTGTCCGCACTGCATTTTATATTGTCAGCCATGCTGTTCACCTTTTTTCATAGTCAGGTACAGTTCCACTGTGTCACCTTTAAAATAGGTACGATACACGGTGTAACGCCCAGCGGCAAGCTGTGGACTTCCGATATACTGCACAATGGTTTCGCCCGCATAGTCCTCTGCGTGAACTGCAGCACGGGCGGAAGGCTTTATGCTATTTTGCCGTGCATTTGCGTCCTCTGTACCGGTAACACTGCTAATATCGCAAAACGCAGTTCGTGCCGTTTCATTCGCTGTACTGCCGGTATATGTACGCTTAACCAGCGTGATTTCATCCGAAAAATACAAGTGGCTGTTTCCTCCCCTATCACGACTTACCGGGCACTGCCCGGCAGTATCGTGATTTGATTTATTCCGGCTGCCGCATCTTGCGAATGCCGTCAGCCATCAATAAGTAGTCTTCACGGTTTCGGTCTGCATCGTCGCCGTTAATGCCAAACTGCCAGCGGGCAAAGCAGCGAACAGCGCCAAGAATCAGCGGATTGGCTTCATCTTCTGCAACTGCTTCCGCTACTCCCAGCCGCTCCAAATCAGCGCGGCACTGCTGCACAATATCGGTCAGTTCTGCATCAACATGCGTTCCGCTGCTTCGGCGAACCGCAAAGCGGACTTTATCCAGATATTCAGGAGTTACCGCTTTCATTGGCTATGCCTCACTTGCCGGAAGCTGCTGCCGCCTGCTTAATAATCTGCATACCGTGATATACAGCAAGGTCAGCATTTGCAGTTGCAAGGCCGCGAACCGCCATCAGATTCTTTGCAAAATACTCGCCGCCCTCATCAGTGGAAACTTCATAATCACCCCACATCGGCATTTTAATAGCTTTCGGCTGCCCATAAAGCTGGGTACCATCTGTCAGACTGGAATTGATAGAAAATGGCACACTCAAACCACCATCTGTAATAGTGCCATTGTTTTCATCTGTGAATTTAATATCGTACAGCGCACGCTTTTCATTTGTGCCGCGAACCTTGCCCAGCGTGTACAGGTCACCTTTTGTAAGGTACAGCTTTGTGCCGCCGCCAACGGATTCATCCGAACCAAAACCAAGTACAACATTACGCAGATAGTCCGCATCCAGTGCAATACCGTTTCGGGTTTCAGCAAGCGCAGAAGCCAGAACAGCCGCAACAATCTTTGCTTTTGCGGTACGGCGCAGAGCCGTGCGGGCACTGTTTTCCACATTTGCGGCATAGTTCACGTTTGTCATCTTAGCAACCTGATTGCTGATAGTGTCCACAATACCCCAAGTGGCCGGGTTAATGGTAACGTAATCATAATCCGCTCCGGTTCCAGTAACAGCGCTGCCATCCGTCACATCTGCTGCGATGGCATCCGTCTTTTTATACGGGATTTTCCAAGAGCCGGTACCGGTCGCGTCAATCGCTTCAACATCATCCACAATGGAAGATACAGCCTGCGACAGGTCGCCAATGGTTTCAGAAATGCCAGCAGGTGCTGCGATTTTGCCGGTAGCAAGTACAGAACGCTGCTCAATGCTCATATGTCCAGTACTGCGGAAAACATCTGCACGCTTCTCAATTCCGGACTTCTCAGCGGCACGGCTCTGCGGGACTTTTCCGGGCTTCAGCTGGTCGGTCAAATCCATGTGGGAACGAATCTCTTTTTCCTCCGAGGCCAGCGCATCCGCTTCTGTTTTGATTGCCTGCATACGCTCTGTGGTAGCAGTCAGTTTGCCATCATCGCCTCGCTTTTCAACCTCTGTGCGAAGTGCTGTTTTACGGCTTTCGATTTCTTTCAAACGTTCCATTTCGGTTGTCATAATCAAATTACCTCATTTTTCAATAAAATTGTTTACAGGCTCAAAAGTACACCGCACTCTGCGGCCAGTTTCTCACGTTCTGCCAGATTATCAGCAAACTCCTGCTGCTCTTCTGCGGCTCTCCGCTCGCAGTAGCTTCTGGCGCTTATATTGGTAGCCGGGTTTGCAGGAATGGAAACAGCGGATACATCATACACTTTGCCGATTTTCAAAATTGTGCGTGTGTGTGTAGCTGCATCGTAGCTGTCCGCATTCACTGTAAAAGCCCAACTCATGCCCTGAATCAGTCCGGCGGAAATATCATTAAAGATGTTCCGTGCCGCATCGCTTTTGGATAGGTCAGCGGCTACAAAAATGCCGTGCGGGTCGCTCGGGTCAACCAGCAGCGTATGATTGCTCTGCCGCGCCAATACGCGTCCCTCGTGGTCGTACTGCATAATCACATCTGACAAATCTGCTTCGTCTAATGCGTGCCGGTCAATCTGCTCTTTATAGTCCACACCGTCAATGCTGCCCAGCACATAAGGCTGGTTGTATGTAGTGGCATAACCCTCCACATAATTTTCTGTGTCAAACTTTTTATCTGCACCATCTGTCGGTGCAGCAAGAATCTGCATGACACGGTATTCACGTTCTTTCGGTTTAAACGGCATTCTCGCCATCATCCTTTCCGTTTGTTTGATGTTTGGTCATATCCTCTGCCTTGATATAATTAAGACTTACAAGGCGCTTGTCGCCGTTCTCTACCGGTGCATATCCCAGCAGTTCGCGGTATTCATTTGTAGTCAGTAAACCAAGTTCTTTAGTATCCGTTACAATATTCAGCTTCGTCTGCCAGCTTGCGCCGGTGGCTGCACCGCCAAAAATCAGAATTTTATTGCCGAAGTTCTTTTCTGATTGGCTGAACAGTGCCGTTGTAAACGCCTGACTCATAGCCAGCCAGCGTGGCTCAATAATTGCGTCATAGTAGTTCTGCATGGTTTGTTCTGATGCTGTGTTGTTCACAACTTCGCGCGGCGTACGCCAGTAACTGTAAAGCCTGTCTGTAATCTGCTGCATTTGCGCGGCGTTTGCTGCCCATGTTGACACAGACAGTGGAACATAATTTTCCGTTGCATCCAGTGAAACAATGCCGCCGTTTTTGGCCGCGTCGCTCATACGTGATACAAATTCATCCTGTGATTTCTTTACATCATCCGGTGAAAGCATGGTCTCCTTTTGCTTAATCATTCCGAAAATCTTTCCGGAAACATTGGTTGCAGAGGACAAACCTTCATCTATGTTCTGCACCATTTGAATTGTTTCAGTAACAGGTGCATTTCCATTACCCGCAATGCCCGAAGCGTCATAATGTCGGCGCAGGATTACCATATCTTCCAATGGTAAAAGGTGCTGTTCTCCGTCCATATCGTAAAACTGCACTGCGTACCCGCCGCCAATAATTTGCCGAAATTCAAACTGCTGATAAGCAATCGGCCATATTGCTTTCGGGTTTATGGCTTCATCCCACTGAATCCACGCAAGTGCTGTGTTTTTTAAGTCCAACTGCCAACTCGTCGCATACAGGAAATCGTAAGTAGACATTAAAGGGTTTGGCTGCTGAAACAGCTTCGTGTAAGGGCTGCTGCGGTTGATTTGCTTTACACGCCCCTGTTTGTCCTGCACAACGTGGAACACTTGTGCTTTTGCCGTGTGTGTAGCATTACAATCCAAAATCGCCCGCGTGATTTCCTGCCCGTCAATAGCCCCGTTCCACAGTTTTGAATGTGCACCGATGCCAGAAATATATGTTGTTTGTTGATTTGTTTTCTTTGGAAAAAACCTGCTGAAAATTCCCACTGTATCACCTCGCAAGACTTAAAATATACTCGGAATGATTTTGCAAGCCTACCCATGCATTCAGCAGTGAAATCATTCCATCTATGCGCCGGTTGCGGGCGCTTTTCACTGGCATAACGGAGTCTATGCCGTCTTTATTTCTGCTTTTTACAGCCGTGTTTAAAAGGCACCAGCGAAGCATTGGATTATTCTGATAAATTACCCGGTGTTCCTCAAATGTGCCTTGCAACAGCTTCATTGGGTAAGTCCACGTAAAAGGTCCCTGCCGGATTTTTTCCATGTTAAAGCCTGCTTCCGTCATTTGCGGTGCCCAGTAACCAGACAGCGCCGCATCATAGCACACCCTCAAAGGACGAATGTCATGCTGTTTCACCATGTCTACAAACCACGCTGTAACGGCATTGTAGTCAACAGTTGCACCGGGGCATATCGTAAGCCATCCCAATTCTGCCCAACGCTGATAAGGCGCTTCACGGTCACTGTTGCTTGCACCACCCAACGCGTCTATTTTAGACTGCGGAATAAAATACTTTTGCAGAACGTAATAGTTTTCATCTTTCGGCTTCACAATCAGCAGTGTGGCACAGGTAAGGTCTGTTGTTGCTGACAGGTCACACCCGCCGATTGCGTAACTGTGTTCCAGATAAGACATCGGTATCACGGCTTCATTGACTGCCTGTTCAAATGTAAGCCAGCCGGTACTGCTGTTTTCAAAAATATTGAAGTCTTTTGTCAGCAGTGTAGGGAGAAACGACGGGTCACGTTTAGCTTGTTCAACGTGTTCCCGCAGTGTTTGCAAACTCTTAATTTGTCCAAGCCCCGGGTTTGCCTTTTCCCAGCAGTCTTCTTTTGTCCATTCATCCCGGCTGTCCAGTTCGTAAATCAGCGGAAGCGTGCGGAAATCATGGAAACCATCATCCCACATTGCAATATGAGAAGCGAATGTATATTTATCGTCGAAGAATGCTTCCCTTCGGAAACCGTTTGTAGAAATCATCCAGTAAAGCGGCTGTTCTCGGAAAGACTGGGATTGCTTCATTACGTCATATAGTTCAGAGTCCGGTTGTTCGTGCCATTCATCCTGACAAACAAAGGAAGCGTTTAAACCGTCCAGATTGTTTGACTTTGCGGCAAGGACTTTAATGATTCCAAAATTGTGGCTGCAATAAATATCACACCGCCGCTTTCGCTCTGTATCCTTTAGAGCCGGTGACTGTGCCCGCATATTACAGACTTCCTGAAATACCTGTCCTGCTTGGTCGCGGCTGTTTGCAACGCAGTAAATTTCGGGGCCGTTCTCTTTGTCATCCAGCAGCATATCATGCAGCACTGCGGCTGTTTCTGTGGATTTCCCACACTTTCGCCCCCGCACGTCTATAACCTCACGAAAGCGCCGCAAATTGTCCTTGTCTACCCAGCCAAAAACAAGTTGTAGTTTTGCCAGCTGAAATAATTCAAACTGGATTGGCTGACCGCCGCGCTTCCCCTTACTCTGCTTACAGAAATGCTCCATAAAGTCAATGTGGTGCTGTCCAAGTGCCGCATCAAAATGATAAGGGAAATTGGGCGGTGGATTGTCCATCCACCTGCATTCCCGCTCATAAACAGCAGTAACTTTTTTATCAGATGCTATTTTGCCGTCTTGAATGGCTTCCAGATACTTCTTTGGCCAATTCACAATCACTTAGCACCGCCGCCATTGACAAAATCTATCATTTCGGCTGCTGCATCTCGGTCGCCTGTATCCGGCAGCAGTTCCAGCAGCTGTCGTGTCACAGCGCTGTATGTTTTTGTGTACCGCTCCACCAAATCGGCTGCAACGCTTTTTTTCGTGCCGGACTGGTGTTCCCCGTTCTGATAAACGTCCACAAAGCCATCACGCATGATGATTTTGTTCAGTTCGTCCAAACATACAGCCAGAAAAGCGGCCTGCTCAATCAGTCCTGCAGCAGCTTTCAGCTTCACCGCGTCTGCATCTTTCAGAATTTTCTTGAATTCGGAACGCTTTCTTTTAATCATCTTTTCGCGCTCCGCTTCGGTATAAATATGCTCAAAATTTGCCATTTCCCATCACATCCTAACTGCTTTTTACTACACCCACGCGGCAAAATCGCAATCGGTTTTTGGGAGGAGCATTGCAACGGTCTTCTCTCTGCTTCCCAAATCCGGCACCCGGGGGGGGATAGTCATTTCCTAAATTTCGTAAGTTGCCCGTTCTCATCAAAGTAATACCGCATATCGCAGTCAATGCTTTTTCTCCCATGCTCTGCCATCGTTAATGTCGTGTGGCACTTATGGCACAGACATTGAAGATTATCAATGTTAAGTGCTATGCTCGGGTTGCCTATATTCTCCGGTGTCAGTTCCCGTATATGGTGAACCTCCGTTGCTCTGGCTCCGCAAAAAACGCAGGTAAACATATCGCGCCTTAGTGCCTGCTGCCTGACTGCTTTCCATACAGCACTGCGATAGAAAGGCTTTGCCCATTCTTTAGCCACTGGTGGCACCTTGCTTTTCAGCAGTAGCTTTCATGTTTTTGAGTGCCATTAACTTTAATTTGGAAATATAACAGCGTGACACCCCGAACTGTTTTGCAATCTCCTCCTGCGTAAATCCATAAAAGAAATCTAAAACAATTACTTGGCGTTGCTTTTCTGGAATGGCAGCAAGTAATGATTGAAGATATATCCGTTTATCACTGTTTACATAAACTTCTTCTGATTCAGTGTCAGGCAAAATATTTTCGAGCGTACCATTACCATCTTGCAGCGTCGACACATCTAAACTCGTACAATGATTTAACGTTCGCGGCGCAAGGTTTCCTCTAATTCCTATCAGCTCATTAAAGCAATTCTTTAATGGAAGATTCAAGAACGTTGTAAACTTCCAACTGTTTTCTGGATTGAAATCTCTTATAGCATCTAGCAACGCGAAAAATGCTGCTTGATTACAATCGTCCAATTCAACGCCACAACTTGCACATTGGTTTTTGTGAGAGTTAAAAAAAAAGTTTGCTTTCTGAAAACAAATTTTCTTCACGTTTTCCCACAGTTCCGCAATCGCTTCTTTATCTCCGCCTTTGGCTTTTATCGCCAGTTCTTCGTTTGTCATATTTAAAATCACCATTCGGCTAAAATCAAATTAAAGGGGCATGGAAAATACCCCACATTTGTTAAGCTGCCCTGAAAGGCTTTCGCACGCTTAGAGTGCTATCCAATTTCGCTTGGCTCTCCGTTTGCGTCCGGCTTTCACGGAAGGATACTGCCCTGCATTGTTTGCACTCAGTGGGAGTTGAACCCACAACCGACTAGTGCGGCCACTCCGGTTTAAGCGCATGGTAAGTGGTAGGTTTTATAGCAACCTGCCACCTTAAGGAGGATAAAATACAGATATAGAAAAAAGGAAACAGATTGGAGGAGCGCAGCGCTGAATTTGACGCTGCGCTTGGTACGCCATCGGGGACTCGAACCCCGGCTTTCCGAATTTAGAGTTCGGCGCTCTCCCAACTAAGTTAATGACGCATAAAGAAAAGAACCGAAGCAGACAGCCTATTGGCTGAAAGTTTCGGTTCTCTTAGGAACTCTTATTTTATGTACCCACTCTGCATATTCCCACAACGCGGGCATTTGACTTCATAGTATCCGTTAAACTCACCCAGTTTTTTGTTGCACTTTCGGCACCGGGCTTCTCTTAGGACTAATTCCGCTTTTAAGAACGCTTTTTGCTTTTCTATCATCCCATGCACACTTTCTATGCCGCTTTAGAAGCAGTGAGTCTAACTTGATACGATTCAAGCAAATGCTTTCTTTGCTGGAAATCTGAAACCGAAACCAGCAACCCAACGTCTACTTTTTGCAGTAGGTCAAGCATTTTAATTTGTTCGTCTGCCAGATATGGGCGGATGCTCTTTCCCTTTCCAATACCATTAACAAGTCTGAACTGTTTTGCCGTCATTCCAAGCACAATGCGGTTTAGCATATCAACTTCATTACTGTAATGATATGGTTTTGGATTGTCATACAGTAACTTGATGTTTTCGGTTAGCAAGGGAAATTCCTGTTTTGCAGCTTCCAGCGTTTTAATGAATTTCTCCATCTCGTTGAAACGATTGATGTAGAGTTCCTTGAAATGCATGGCTTTCTGCCCGGTATATCCCATCGCCAGCATGGTAAATCCGTCACGGGTCATGCAGTAGCACGGCTGCTTTTTATGCTGATTGTTGGTGTATGAGGACAGCGCAAAATTGCGCTGTCTAAATTCTTCACTCATCCCAGATGTAGGGCCAGTGATTTTGCGAATATCGCGCAGTACCTCTTTGTGATTTTTCTCAAAGGAATCAGCCACATACAGGCTGTCTACCCTCGCTGTATCATGGGTATCTGCAAACACTCCGTACTCGTCTTTTGGAATCAGTTCATTCAATATATGCATACCTCCAAAAATAATACTTAAGTAGAGGGAGCGGCAGGGGCTTATCCTGCTCATTCATTATTCCCATAAATACTTTAAACCGTTTCGGTGCCGCTCCCGGTTCGTGCACCGTTTGCAACATATAATGGGCGGCACAGAAAGGAGTGTAAAGAGCGCCGCCCTGCTTTTACTATATATTAATTGTACATCACAAAAAAATATTTCGCATCTAAAAAGCCATTACGAAATTGTGAACACGTACAGGAATTTTTTCTGCTTCAGCTGTCCTGTCTGAAAGCTAAACTTACTGAGAAGCCTTGGTTGAATCTTCCACTTGGGAAGTGTATACTGAAATTGAAATTATTTTAAAGAAGAGGATTACAATGGGTCAATTTATATTATTGATTATTTCGCGGCTGATAATAGGAATTGCTGATAGCATTCAGCAGAAATACCGGAAGCACAAGATGGAGCGTGTCAGGAAGAAACACGAGAAGAGAAACACTCAATCAGGGCTGTGCAGCACAATGTGTCGTGATATTGCAAACGATGCAGTAGACACAACGCAAGCGCTGATACAGTCACAGCAAAAAGAGCAATAAAAAGGGCGGCCTTGCGGTCGCCCCTCTCGTTTTTAAACTGTGCCTTTACTTGCGCCGGATTTCCGGCGGTGCGGTTTTAAAGACAGGGCAGTTATTTGCTGTAGCGCACTTTCCAAAGGCCGCCAGATCGCACTCGAATCTTCCTTTGGAAAACTTGTTGAAGTCGTCCAGCGTATGTGCATCCATATATTCCACAAAAATTCCATGTTGAGCGTGAAGCGTTGGGCATTCCCCAAAGACTTTCAAATGCATACAAAATCATCCTCCATACTATTTTAATTCATTCACCCTGCGAGTCGTCAATTTCCTGCAAAGCATCCCTGATTTCATTCAGATGGTCGAGGTTCATGTTACCGACTTCCTCCTGAATACCGGAAATTTCCTGCAAAATCCTTTGTTCTTCCGTCAGTTCGTCAATGTCGATACTTCCAATCTGCTCCTGCAATTCCGCAATCTCCTGAAGCAAGTCGCGTTTTGCGGTTAGAGCTGCAATATCGGCATCGGGTTCAACAGCAATTTTTTGCAGGTCATGTTGCGTATCGGGGCTTGTAGTAGAATCCGCAATAACCAGTGTACCCCCTTCAATCAGCACGTCCACCATTTCAAGTTCATCGGTTCCCAGTTTCGTTTCGTGCTTAGCTTCTGGGTCGAGGTCGCGTTGCACCTGTGCCCAATCTCCGGAATTGCCAACGGAAATAGTCAGTCCATAGATAGGCGCATCCTCCGGGGAAATCGGTTCAAGGTCAACTTCAAACACATTTTCACCGTTTGGGGCTTCATCATAACCTTCATTGGATACCAAACTTGCCGCTACAATTTCATAGCAAACTTCTGCGGATTTCCCGGTTTCGCGGTCGAATGTGGTTTTACGAATCTTTCTGAAATTAAACATAGTATGTACCTCCAAAAAATTAATGTAAGTTTTCCGCCAATTCGCGGCGGTTTGCGCTTATGCGGCCTGTGCGGCTCTGTGCCGCCTTTTCCTGCTTGTACTGGTAGTTTTGCTTCTGCTGTGTAAATAAGCAGTCCTGCGAATGCGCAGGCAAGAAGAAAACCTATTTCTTCAAACATCTTTCTGCCCTCCAATTTCAGAAGCCAGAGCAGCAATATTGTCGCTCAATTTTTCAATTGATGTTTCCAACACTTCGAGTGCGGCGGCGGTATCCTTATTAGATGCAAAGGCCAGCGCCCATATTAACACCCGGCATCCGTCAATCCCATGAATATTCGTGTACAGGTCACTGCCAATCAATTTCAAGTCACGCATGGTGTGCACCTACTCTTTCAAACTGCCCTGCTACAGGCACACACCCCATTTTATAAACTTCAGCCGGTGTAATATCCAAAACATGTGACAGGCAAAATAGGTTGTCCAACGTAAAAACTGATTTTCCATTCAGCTTGCGGCTAATCGTTCCGCAGGATAAATTCATTTTAACCGCTAACGAATCCTGTGTTATGCGTCTGCGCCTCATTTCTGTTTTGACTGACCGTGCAAGCGTGTCATCGCTATAAGAACGCGCTTCCAGCATATGCATGAGCCTGCTCACTTCCTGCGCAGGAAGTGATTCAAGCAACCGTGTAGCTTCTTTCAGTTCTGCTTCACAATCAGAATTCGCTTGCTTTTTCTGTTTCGTTGTGGTATTATTTTCAAATAAAGTGTTTTTACTTGCGCCCTGTGTAGCTGTAGCTGTTGGGGCGCTTTTTTTCTGTTCACTCATGATTGAATCCCTCCTTTTTTAAGTCCCGTAAGCAGTTCCAGCGCCGTTTCAAAACCTTGCTTGAAAGCATCCTGAACACTCTGCAGGTGGCTCTTGACCATCAGGTCAACAAGTGTGTCGTTCTGCTCTGTGGAAAGCGGCAAGTCTTTCAAGTAGTCCGAAACAGCCTGAACGGTTTGTATGTATTCCGGCGTTTTTACAATTTCAAAAGTTGGCAAAGTATTATTCATTTTTGAGTTCCTCCGTTTTGTTTTGTTAAGCATTGTTTCTTCCTGCGTTTTCCACAAGCCATTTTTCCAACGATTCTTTGGGAATGATGTACCGGCAACCAACTTTCAACGCTGGAAATCCCTGAATATGGCAAAGATTGTTTGCCGCCGGGTAACCAATTCCTAAAACGGTGCCCAGTTCTTCAACCGTGTAAGCCAGCTTTTCGGACAGGTCTGCAACGTGTGCTGTTTTCATACGCAATTCTTCCTTTCAAATCTGTAGTAGGTTTCACATTTCCGCTGCGCTTGTGGTCTGTTGTCCTTTCCTCACTATGTAGCGGTCTGTATCATCTTCCGGCTTTTCACTTGGCAACTGTCTTGTACTGACAATGTCCATGCTTTATTATTCCTCCAAATTTTATAATCAGTGCGTGTTTGTATCTTCGTGTGTCTTTTCCCTTGACCGTGCATCCGTAAGGATGCATTGAGCAGCGCCGCAGGCGACCTTGACCTAAACATTATTGTTTCAATACGGTATGCGAACAGTAGTTGGCTTGTCTTCTGACAACTCAAAAGCTGGATGCCTGTTAGAAATCCCTTGACCTGAAAGCGAAGCGCCTTACTATAAGGTCTTATAATATTTAAGGTCTATAGACAATAAGGTCTTTGTATGGACTTTTTATGCCAACGGTATGGCATTAAAATGCCAACCCTCTTACCATTTTTATGCCTACCGGTTGGACTTTTTATGCCAACGGTATGAGTCTAAATTTATGGCAGATAGTCGCCTTTCCCTACTGTACTTTCTGGCTCGCGGTATTTATATCTTCCTTCATTTTCTTTGACAGCTGTTTCACATAAATCGAGCACCTTGTCCTTTGAAAAATGATAAATTAACGTGTTTCCCGTTCGCTCTTTGGGGTAAAATGACCTGTCAAAATAGATATCAACGACTTTTCTTTCCACTCCTCCAAGTTGTTTGTTCAGCAAATCAATTCTTTCTTCTGGAATCTCGGAATGCTCTTCTGCAAAGGTTTCCTTGTACCTTTTGAAAAAGTATTGTATTGTATCACATATAAACGGATTATTAACTTTTCCACGTTGAAAACCACTTTGAGTCGGCGATACTAATCTAGCGCTTTCCTGACCTATACTATACTTTTCTTTCCTAACCTGACCTATACTTACCTTACCTGTGTCCGACGTTTGTAATACACTTTGTCCACATGAAGTATTTCCACTATTTAGCAATTCATAAGACTTGGCGCTTGTCTCTGTCAACAGTGATTTTTCATCAAGGTATTGTGTTTCATTATATCGTCCTGGATTTATATAATTGTGCACTTTCCAGTGACGAATAACACACACTCCGCTTTCAAACGGAATCAGGTATTTTTTTGAAATCAGCAATTTTATATCATCATCACTTGCCCCAACCATTCGAGTGATTTTTTTAGGACTGCCTACAAAACCATCATCATCTGCACGAACCAACAAATCATAATACAAAAGTCTGGATGTCACAGGCATATCAAGGAAATTGTCTGTATCTACTATACGCTTTGAAACCATCCTGCGTTCAGCCATTCATATCATACCTCCTTTAAAATTTCAGTAACATCCACACCCAGCACATCCGCAATCTTTCCGATTGTGGACGGCTTTGCTTTTCCGTCCTTGGCCGCCCGGATTAGCGTCGGGTAGCAAATGCCCGCCTGTTCAGCTAACGCTTTCGGGTCTATGCATTTCCTCGCCATTGCAATTTCAAGTTTTGACTTGTCCAATTTCATTTGAATTACCTCAATTTTAAATAAATTATTGATTATATCACGCGGTGATGCATAAGATTTATCTTATGAACATATAATATCATAAGTATTTTATTGTGTCAATAGAAAAAACAAGATTTTTCTTTTGTTTTGCGAGAAAATCTGTTACTATATGTTCAGGAGGTGTTTATCATTGACTTCTGGTGAAAAGATGCGCACGCTACGCATTGAAAAAAAATTAACACAAAAACAATTAGGGGAACGATTAGGAATATCGCAGTCCGCAGTTGGTCAACTGGAAAACAGTAAAAGGCCTATACGAATTGACACATTAGAAAAAGTATCTGCCGCTCTAGAAGTTCCAATTGTCCGCCTTTACGATGATGTGATGCTTTCCGAATGGGACAAACAATATGAGGACACAGAAAAGTATATATTTGAAATGTACCGAGAAATATGCTCATATTTAGACACATATGCCGAGGATGCTATTTCAAACGTTTTTGAACAAGAAACACTGCGGTGCATTTCTCAAAAATCTGGGATGCTTACGAACCAGCGCGAAGTTGATAGATTTATTGAAAAATATTCAAACTTTTTTCAGTCCAATGCTATAAACCAGTGCCATTCCTCAACAGATGACGCAAGTAATAACAACCCATAATATAAAAAGTACAACTTAACTTTTCATCAGCATCTTTGGGGAAAGGTCTTAGAAGCTGTTTCTCGTAATAAGCTTTTATTTTATTAATATAATAAACAGATAAAATTTGCAACGACATAAAAGCACATTTGCACATATAAACAATAATCAACTACAACGTTCTGTAACATTTTGTTGAAATTAAATCAATTTCATGGAGGGATTGCTAAAATGCCAAAGCGTAACGCTCCGGGCGCGGGAACCATACGGAAGCGGCCTAACGGCTCATGGGAAGCGCGCTTCACTGTTGGACGTGACCCCGGTACCGGAAAGCAGATACAAAAAAGCGTTTACGGAAGAACGCAAAAAGAAGTCCGTCAGAAACTTTCTAAGGCCACTGCTAGTATTGACGCGGGCATTTATAAAGAACCATCACGCCTGACCTTTGGGGAATGGCTGGACATCTGGACGGAAAATTATTGTCTGAATGTAAAGCCCCGCACGCTTCAAAGCTATAAGAGTTCCTGCGCCTACCGAATAAAGCCCGCTCTTGGCGCTGTACAGCTTAAAAAGCTTAAACCGCCGATTATTCAAAAGTTTATCAATGATGGCCTACAGGGCAATCTAGCAGGGCGTAAAGGCTCACTAAAGAATCGCCGGTCAGATGACAGCGCCGCGCTTGTCCCCTTGTCTGAGAAAACTATGCGGAATCTGTACGGCGTTATTCATAAGGCTTTAGAGCAGGCTGTTGCCGTGGGATACATTCCGGTTAATCCAGCCAGCGGCTGTACACTGCCACGCAAAACGAAACCGGAAATCAATCCGCTGGATGAACAGCAGACACGGGATTTTCTGCAAGTCATTCAAGAGGATGACTATGAACTTGTTTTTAAAGTAGACTTATTCACCGGCCTGCGGGAAGGTGAAATTATTGGCTTGCCATGGGATGCTGTGGATTTTGAAACTGGAACAATACGGATTTATCAACAGTTGCAGAATCAAGGCAAAGCCGGTTTTCACTTTGCACCGCCCAAAAACTCAAAAGAGCGCATTATTACTCCGGCACCTTTTGTTATGGAACTGCTGCGGCAGCAAAGAGCCATACAAAACCAATGGAAGCTGATTGCCGGTTCAGCTTGGGAAAATTCCGGTTTAGTTTTTACAAATCAATTAGGCGGTCATCTGTACGGCGCAACAATTTACAGACACCTGAAAGAAGCGGCGGCAGCTATCGGTTATCCAACACTCCGCTTCCACGACTTACGGCACACCTATGCAGTTGCCTCTATTCGGGCGGGTGATGACATCAAAACCATATCTGAAAATCTCGGTCATGCAACGGTCGCTTTCACATTAGACGTTTATGCCCATGTTACAGCCGACATGAGAAAAAGCAGCGCCCAGCGGATGCAAAACTATATCAACAGAATTTGCGCAACAAAATAACCCTTAACTCAAATCGAACTCATGCATGTGACTATATCGCACAAAAGCCAGTAGAAAATCGACAGTGATGCAGAAAGAAGTGATGATTTTGTCAAATGAAAAAGAGGTAAAAGAAACTATTCACGCTGAAGGAACCGATATTTCTGTAATTTCCTTTACTGATGGCAGGGACGATTATATATGTTTGACCGATTTAGCAAGACACCGTAATCATGAATTTCCTGCTGATGTAGTGAAAAACTGGATGAGACTTAGGAGTACTGTTGAATATCTCGGTCTTTGGGAAAAATTAAATAATGCTGATTTTAAACTGGTCGAATTCGACCAGTTTAAAACTGCCTGTGGCTCAAACGCTTTTGTTCTCTCCCCTCAAAAGTGGATTAAAGAAACAAATGCCATCGGTATGATTTCTAAATCAGGAAGGTACGGCGGCGGTACTTATGCCCATAAAGATATAGCCTTTGAATTTGCGTCATGGTTATCCCCTGAATTCAAATTGTATGTTATCAGGGACTATCAGCGGCTAAAGCAAGATGAAAATCATAGGCTGTCGCTTGACTGGAATGTAAAGCGCATTTTATCGAAAGCAAACTATCGCATTCACACAGATGCCATCAAAGAAAATCTAATTCCGCCCGAATTAACCCCAAAACAACAGGGATTTATTTATGCAGATGAAGCAGAAGTTTTGAATGTTGCCATTTTCAATAAAACTTCTAAACAATGGAGAGCAGAGAATCCGGAAAATACTGGGAATATACGTGATTACGCGTCAATAGAACAACTTCTTGTTTTGTCAAATCTGGAAAGCATGAACGCCTACTTAATGGAACAAAAAGTTGACCAAGCTGAACGGCTGCGCAGGCTTCGCTCAATGGCTGCAGACCAACTGACAAGGCTAACTGGAAATAAAAGTATAGACACACTCAAGAAACTTCATGACAATCTGAAACTTCCCGGTATGGACAAATAAAGCCCCGGCCGTTATGGTCGGGGCTTCTTTTTACCTGCAAAGGGTAAGTTAAAGGGTAAGCGCATTCCAATAGATATAAAAATAGCCCCGCAGGGTGCATTCCTACGGGGTTTTCCTTTGGAGCAGAAGACGGGAATCGAACCCGCATGACCAGCTTGGGAAGCTGTGCAATAATGGCTTACCTATGCGGAAATATTGTATTTTGACGCACCGGCTGACTCACCTATCTGTTTTTCTATTATAGTCCTGTTAAGCCAAGCAATCAACACATTACCAATTTTTTTAAAATATTTTGCAAAACCTATTGACTTTTTATAGCCAAAAGGTTATAATATATACATAAGATAAAGCAAAGGAAGTAATCAAAATGAAAGCAAAAGTGATGTATCGCAATAAGCATGAGCGTAACAACATGTTTTTTACGCTCAATCAGATTCTTGCAGCGGATAAAAAACAGTTCTTGTCTGATATTAGAGAGGGACAATATAACGATGATGTCGAATCAGAAATGGCAACAAAGAATTGTGATCATGAAACGGCAGTAAAAAATATCCTTGATTCCATGCTTGAAAACGATATTATTACAGATGACTTTGAACAAGTAATTGTTGATGAAAGCAAAACAAATGTTTTGTGTGATGAATTTGAAGATGATGGCACGCCAATTTATCCCGCTGATTCTGAAATCAAAAAAGCAGATGACAATGACACGCTTGAAATCGTTGATTTAACGGTCGAAGAATAAATCTCTATGTTGTGTATGGAAATTTGAAATGTAGGCTAAAAATATTGTAGGTCAGACTTTTGGCGATGTTTTGGTACTTTCGCTGGAGAAGAAGCTGTGCTAACAGGCTATACGGGCGGGTGAAAAAATGAATGATATTATTGGGAAACGTTTTGGCAAACTTACGGTTATCAAAGATAGCGGTCAACGTTATAACAAAAAAATACTGTATCTTTGCAAATGCGATTGTGGCGGGGAAAAACTGGCAATGTCGTTTCAACTAAAACGAGGACTCATAAAAAGTTGCGGTTGTTTACAGCATGAAAAATCAAACGATCTTATTGGAAAACGCTTTGGAAGCTTGGTTGTAATAAAGTGTGCTGGATCCCAAGGGAAAAATGCAAAATATCTTTGCAAATGTGATTGCGGGAATACTTGTACGGTTTTAAGAGGCTCTCTGCTGTCAGGAGACACGCAAAGTTGCGGATGCCTTAAAAAGTCAGTTTTTGATACTAAAAAATTGCATGAGTTAGCTGGGTTTAAAGATGGTTCGTCTGCTAGTATGTTCGCTAGCAAAAAAATTTCAGTGGCAAACACATCCGGATATCGTGGCGTGACATGGGACGCCGACCGAAATGTGTGGAAAGCTCAAATAAAGTATAGGGGTAAAACTTATTTTCTTGGGCGATATCCAGATAAACAAAGCGCAGAGCATGCACGGCTGGATGCGGAAGAAAAAATTGGAATCAATTCGTTTGTGGAATGGTATAAGGAATTCAAGAAAGGACAAAAGGGGAATGGAAATTAAAGATTTGCTCCGCAATATGAGAACAGCGCATGGCTGGACGACAACGGAAATCGCCCAAAAAGCAGGCATGGCACAGTCCACATACTCCCGTCTGGAAAACGGCGGGCGTGTACCAAAACCTGCAACCCTGTCAAAAATAGCTGCCGCTTACGGCTTGCCTGACAATTATTTTACGTTTGAAATAGCGCGACAGCAGAGCGACACAGCGCAGTTTGGCGATACAAACAATGCTGTATTTGCGCAAATACCAGATACTCTCGCCAGTTTCTTAACATCAGACAAGCTGACAGAGGTTGCAGATTGCATTAATGCAGCTTATCACAGAGGCAAGGCCGATGCGGGCGCGGAAATGATTGACAGTAATTGTGTGTATATTAACTCAACCGGTCGCATGATCGAGTGGGATAAAAATTTTGTTCCAAAATTTATTGATGAAAAGAGATAGAAAGGTAATGAAAGAAATTAATCGTACGCAAGTGCTTGAAACGCTAGAAAAAGCTTTGCTGTAATAATCGAAGATGAAGATTTGGAAGGATATCTTGATAGAGCCATTGACGGAGTGTAAAATAGCATTTGCACAGCGAAAAAAGTGCTAAACCCTCTTGACAAACGTTTTTGCAGAGTGTATTATATGTTTGTCAGGAGGGAAACCTCCCGTGGATTGAAATTTTGTCATATAGTGCAATGTTAATGTACTGTACGGAAAAGTCCCCGACTTACCAATTAAAAGGTAGGCCAGGGATTTTTTATTTCAATTTACTTTTCTGTCTGTCGTTCAGTTCTGCCCGCTTCGCGTTGTTCCAGCGGTCGGTGGTGCCAACCAAATACCCGGTGATTCGCCGTATGCGGTCAAACTTAACACCCTTGCCAACCATGCCGTTTGCTGATTTCACGCTTGCCCACCAGATTTCGGATTGCTGTACTGCAATGCCTGCGTACTGTCAGACACCCCGGCAGTAGTCGGGTCATTCACCACGCCAAGCAGCGTCAGCAGACCAAACACAGTGCCTACAATCGCCAATAGCTGATTGCTCAGCCCCGCAAAGTCAACGGTAACGCCGAATAGCTGTAACACCTGCGCAACCAGCAGCAACAGTGCGGGGATAGCAGTTACCCAAAAAGCCTTGTTTTTGATTCGTACAGTCCAATTAATTTTCATTATGTATTACCTCCATTATTTTAATTCGTCAAGTCGGTGGTGCGCTTGTTTGGCAGAACTTTCTACCGCGGTCAATCGTTCGCCATGCTCATTCAGAGTTGCATTGATTTTTACAAGTTCTGCCGTTGTACCTGACACGCTGGATTTGATATCATCCAGTTTTGTATTTACCGTACCTTTCCACTCGCCGTCATTCGTCAGCTTTTTGTCCCGCCCACTAAGCCAGCCCGCCAAACCCACAAAACAGCCGACTACTGCAATCAGCAGTCCAATATCTATTGCACCCATCACATCATACCACCTTAAAAACAAAAATCTTTTTGCCGCCTACAAAGATACCCGCCGCGCCACGCCGCTTGCCGGTCAGCTTGAAAAAATAGTCCCGGCCAGATGCGCCTGTTCGAGTAATATCCACAATAGACCCGTTGCCCGCAGTCACAGCAGGGCATCCAGCAGCGCAGGTCAGCTTGACGGTGTAAGACTGCCCGACCGGCTTTGCCACGTCCATTGTGGTATCAGAACGCACAGCGGCAGATGCAGGAGCATACCGCAGCGTCGGCTTTGGTGCGGCAGGCACAGCAATGGGAACGCCGAAATACTTGCAGATGCCCACATAGATTCCGCGCGCGTACTTGTCCGCATTCCAGCCATTCATGTCAGTCGGGTTGTCGATAAATCCGCATTCCACAAGGCAAGCGGGCATATTTGTTTCGCGAATTACGCAAATCCAATCCCTGCCACCGTCACCGATTTTGGTTTTAACCGGTTCACCGTGTGCGGGCATACCGGTTGCGGCTTGCACTGCATTCTGAATATTCGTCGCAAGGGTAGTTGACTTTCCACCTGCAACACTGCGATAGGTTTCCACTCCATGCCCATGTCCGGCATTCAGATGGATGGACACAAAAATGTCTGCACCCCATGCGTTTGCTTCGGCGGCACGTCTGCCAAGGTCTGCGTTAGGGTTGCTGTCATTTGGTGTGTGGTTGGAACTGCGGCTCATTTTGCAGTCGAAATATTTGCTCGGCAGGAGGGCGCACACGCGCTTTGCAACGTCCAATGCACAATCTGCTTCACGTTTCCCGCACCCAGTCGCGCCGCTGTCATAGCCACCGTGTCCGGGGTCTAAATATACTTTTGCCATTATGTATCAGCCTCCAATTATTTCAGCAGTACTTTAATGTGCGTGCTGTCTAACCGTGTCATCACACGGCAGTTTGTCTTTGTATCAGATTTGGTTGCCGTGCCATCCCCTGTTGCCGCAGGCTGTGCATAACCATTGACTGCACAGGTGCCATCATCAATCAGCACCAACTTACCGAGCATACCGACCGTGCTCCACTCAGGGCGCTTTTCACGATTTTCGTACTCGTTTTCTTTTGTGGGGTCATAGTTTGGATTGACTTTAAACCTTGTTTCTGTGTGCTCTGGTATAGCGGGCATAATTTCCACACCATTTTCATCCATCTTTGCAGGCTGTGCTGGAATTGTAACTTCCTCCAAAATGCGCCGCCCGAAAACGTCACAAGCGTAACGCTCTTTCCATGAGTCAGCAGGAGAGTCACCAATAATAGCGGGTAAAGCGGACACAATCCCTAACACATCATCATCTGGTTTTGCGTAACGGATTTTTTCGCCATCCAAAGTCACAAGTCGCCCGACTCTATCCTCCTTATTCGGGTTGCCGTCAAGCCACTCGAAGTATTCTGAATAATCAGCGCCGGAGGAATTGAAAGCAGACAGGCCATAGACGGAACCATTGAATTTAACGCGAAAGCAGTTAGAACGTGCTGTATCAGATGTGCCATTACCAATCACTAAAGCATCATTAGTTGTGGAAAATTCAGATGGGTTTCCTACTGAATTTTTGTTGTATTCACCCATAGAAAATTCGGATTTATCATGAGCTACGGAACAGTAGCCTAACGCTGTGGAACAGTAGCCTAACGCTGTGGAGCCTCCTCCTAACGCTGTGGAACAGTAGCCTGACGCTACACAACCCCATCCTGACGCTGTGGATGCATATCCTGACGTTGTGGAACCCAATCCTGACGCTGTGGAATAGTGGCCTGACGCTGTACAATCCCGCCCCATACATACAGCATGGTCACCTAAAGTTGTACCTGCTTTTTGCCCTGCTGTTGGATTTTGTGACTTTAGCTGATAATCTGTAAGACTAACACTTGTAGCTACCCATGCTGTGCCGTCCCAAACATACGCTGTACCATTAACCAGATGCCCCTTTGTATCGCCAGTCAGGTATGCGGCTTGCAGCGCATCAACCGTTGTATACGACTCACCATACGCAAATGCCGCGCCAGTGTCGCCTTTTTCGCCTTTCCACTGGTCTGCACTGTTTTTGTACGTCTGACTTTCGGTGTCCCAATCTTTCCACACACCACTTGCATCACGCTGCGGCACATGGCTTGCTTTTTCTGTGGCAGCGTTGGCGGCAGTGATGGCAGCTTGTGAGTCTGTTTCACGCTTTGTTTCTGCTGTCTGCCGCGTTTGCTCCGCTGCTATACGTGACTGCTCTGCCGCAACTCTGCCCGACTCGGCTGTGACGCGCCCTGACTCGGCGGTTACGCGGTTGCTCTCCGCAGTGTCCATAGCTGCTTGCTTTTGCGTAATGTCTGTAATTGCTGTAGTGGCGTTTGTTACGGCTGTTTGTGAATCTGACACGGCTTTATCAGCTTTCTGCTCTGACTCCTGCACAGACCCGAGTGCCTCAGCCAGTGAAACGAACTCGCTCGTAGATACGATTGTTTGTTCCATATCGTCAGTAGCAATGTCCAGCGTAATGCCGGTAGCTTTCAGTTCCGTGCCGTTGCTGCCGAAAATTGCTACTGTGCAATGCGCATTGCCCGCCGCTGCCGTCGTCTGCTGTGTGAGAACAAATGTAACGGTATTCGGGTTTCCATCTGCTCCATTCGCAACGATTGTGCCATTAATAAACGTTGCATTACCGTCTGGCTTTTTTGTGTACAACCGCGCCGTGCATCCGGTCAAGTCAAGCGGCTTCTGCCGGATTTCTGTCTGTTGCAGTGCAGTTACTGTCTGTACGTTTTCCACAAGGTGAAGGGTCAGCATGCGGCTGTTTTCCTCACCCTGCACGGCGAATTTATTGATTAAATTTTCTTGCGATACATTTACCTGATATTCAGGTGATTCAATTCCTGCCATATTAATTCCACCCCGTCATAACGCCACCATTAAAGTTTATTGTTACGGTACCGCCATCAGATTTTGTCAGTGGCCCGATTGAGCCATTCCAGCCATTTGTACCGTTAATCGTAAGCCCACTACAATCTACTGTGCCACTCGTGGCAATCAATCCGTTTGCGTGCAGTTCATTCGCTTTCAGCGCGCCCATGATTACCTGTGCATAGCTGCCACTGTTACTAAAATATGTGCCATGCCCGCTTGTGGGCTGAAAGCACATATCATATGTGCCCGTTTCAGGGTTGCTGCTCACGCCCAAATGTCCCAGCTTAGAGCCGTTATAGTAAAAGTCAAATCCGTCACCAGTAAACTGTACGGATTGGCTTGAACCGTCCTTGTGGTTGAACGCGTACACAATGGCATCTGAACTCTGCGTAATCGCTGTGCTAACAACCGAATTAACTTCTGTCCTCGATACCTTGCTGCTGATTTCATCCGCCTGCTGTGTAATCTGCGACTGCAAACCGCCCACCTTGTCATTGACGGATGACGTGATAGAGTCGGCAGTCATTTTTATTTCTGCGTTGGTTTTCGTTTCGGAGTTCGTCACAGACAAATCAATCGTGTTGTACAGTTGCTTAATGTCGCTCATTTCGTCACCGTGTGACACCGTGCTTTCCAGCCCGTCAGCAAGCTTCTGAATTTTGATGCGCAGTTCTTCAGATTTCGTGTTCAGCGCTTGTAATTCATCCCACAGCTTTTCGGATTCAGAATAAAAATCGGAGGAATTTTCGGCCTGCGACTTTGCTTCACAGGAGATTGCTTCGGCAGAGTTCAGCTTATAAGTCAGATTGGTAATGACTGACTTGCGTCCCTCAATGTCCACAATGTCCCCCGCTTCCAGTGCAGGGTTGCTGTAAATCGTTGCGCTGTATGGCGTAATGGTGTTGCCTATCAGGTGTGGAGCTATATTGTCCACAATCTGCTGCACATTTGCCACATCACGGTGCTGCCGGACTGTTACCAGTCTGCCGGGTAAATCCGAAAAATCAGCAGACGTCAGCAGCTTGCCTTTGTACTCAATCTTTGCCGCATCAATTCCAGCAAAGCA